AAGTAGTAGCCGCGCAGGTAGACGAAAAGGATCAGGTCAACTCGGTCAAGATCGCATTTGAGAAGGGCGCGGCCGACCTCGCAACCTACGCGGCCGGGTCGGACATCTCCTTCCAGTTGCTCCAGCGCAGTAGCCCCTCGTACCTTGAGGGCCACAACCGCGTGATGCTTGCGTCATACGCGCAGATCACCGACCGGAAGTTCCTGTCCGACCTGTGGAACGACGGCACCGGAACCGAGGACTACGTGTTCTCCAGCGATACGACCGGCGCGGACTTCCGTGCGGCCGTGTTCTCTGCCTCCGTCAAGGTTGAGGACGCTACGGGAATGCCGGCTTCGGTCGTCCTCGTGTCGTCGGCCGTGTTTAAGAAGATCGGCGGATGGTCCTCGTTTTTCCCGTCCGTGTACGGGGTGCAGAACGTCTCCGGCACCGCGGACGCCCGGACACTGTCGGTCAACGTGAGCGGCCTCCCGGTCGTGCGCGCCCCATGGCTTGACACAAACGCGGCATACAACGCCGTGGTTACGAACTCGATGGCAGCGCGTTGGCTTGAGGCGGGCCCGTCGCTCGTGTCGGCCGACAACGTCGCCCAGTTGGGCCGTGACATCTCGATCTACGGCTACGGCGCCACCGCGGCATTCATCCCGGCCGGTGTCATCCGCGTCTACAACGCCCCGTAACCAAGAAGGCACCCGATGACACTCCTAGTGACCGGCCAAGAATTGGCAGACGTACTCGACCTGGACTACGCGCCGGGTGACGAGCCGTTCGACCAATTGGCGGAGGCCGCCCGGAATATCGTCGGGTCCATCATCACGAGCGCGGCACTCACGGCGGCCCCCCCCGCCTGCCGTGAGGCCGCGCTCTCGGTGGCAGTCGAGATGTTCCAGGCACGAACCTCGGCAGGTGGGCAAGCGGTATCCGTGGACTTCAGCGCGGGCCCCTACCGGCTCTCGTTGTGGATCACCAAACGTGTGCAGGCCCTCCTTGCCCCATACCTAGATGTCAAGGGGATGGTCGGGTGACTGCACTGACGACCGAGTCCCGTGGCCTTCTCGTCACCGCGCTTACGGGTCAAGGCTTCAAGGTTTACGGGACGGCCCCGGCCGTTCCCGTCACCCCGTCGGTCGTGATCGTGCCGGATGCTCCTTGGGTGACCCCGGAACGGGTCGGCGGCCGCCTCAACTACCGAGTGAGGTGGAAATTATTGGTCGTCATCAGCCCGAGGAAAAATGACGCAGCATCGGTAGACACCGAGAACGCCGTCGATCTCATCCTCGGGCTCATGCCATCCGGGTTCACCGTCGATCAGGTCGGGCCCCCGAGCCTTACCGACATCGGGGCGCAAGGCACTGTCGTCACCACTGAAATCAACGTTCAAGCCCACATGAAGGAGAGTTAGACATGCCCGCAACCTCGATTGCCGGGGCCGACTTCACCGTTACCGCCGGTGCCGTCGCCTACTCGGCGCAGGTCACCACCGGAACCGTCACCACCACGTCCACGATCACGCGCACACGGACCCTCGGCCCCGACAACGCGTTCACCCAGACCGACCTCATCTCGGCCATCAGTCTGTCGTTCCTCTATGACGAGGACACGGGTTGCTTCGATGCGCTTAACACCGTCGCTGTCTCCGGTGCGGGCATCGCTGTCACCATCACGGGCGGCGGCGGCACCTGGACGGGTTCGGCAATGTATGTCGAGTCAGTAGACACCACGTTTGACGCAACCGGCGTTGCCACTTGCTCGGCATCGCTCACCGGCGTTATCACGTTCGCATAACGAGACGGGGCAGCCATGTACGACAACTTGAATGTGTACCTCGATGGGTCAACGACACCGACGTTGGTTGAACCGATCACCGTCGATATCTGGACCTACAACGACCTAGCCGATAAGGCCAAGGCCAAACTGACCATGGCACCCATGCAACTGACCATTGCGTACTGCCAACTAGTGGACCCAACGCCGGCAAACCTTGAGGTCGTCCGCAAGTGGGCTCGGGAACATCGAGTCCAGGTCGAGGTGGCCGAGACTGTGGACCCTACACAGTCGGATCAATCCGACGGTTAATTGTGCAGGTCGCGCTGAGGATCGGTCGGCCGGTGCATGAGGTGCGAGAGTACGAACCGGCATTATTGGCGACGATCATCGAGGAGTTAAGTGGCGAAGATAGTTGAGTCATACGTCACCGGCCTCAATGAAGTACTGCGGGCATTCCGTAACCTGCCCAAGGAGGCCGGGCAAGAGCTTCGACTAGCGTCGGTGCAGATCGCCGACCGGCACATGGTCCCCGCGTGGCGTGATGCCGCCATAAAGCACGCAGGCCCGTGGGGTGATGCTATCGCCAAGAGCGTCCGCGCTAAACGGGACCGCGTCCCGGCCGTGTCTATCGGATTCCAGAAGAAGGCCGTGTCGGGTGGCGCGTCGTCCAACATGCTGCGCTACCCGGCCGACAAGGGCACACGAGGACGAGCCGGGCAGCGGGCCGCCGTGTTCGGTGATGGTGGGGATTGGATCGAACAGGTACGCCCTTACCAAGCCGATGCGCTACGTGAGTGGGGCCAAGCCGTTGACCGGATCGTCAGGAAATGGGATACGACGCCATGAGTAAGACGCTCACGATCTACCTAGCGGCCGACCTGCGGAAACTGAATAGCGGACTACGTGAGGCCCAGTCCGACATGGGCAGGTTCGAGCGCTCGATGACGAACCTAGGCAGCACGCTCGGCGGAATGCTTGGGCCTGCACTGCTCGGCGCCGCAGCGGCCGCCGGATACATGGCCGTCACCCTCGGGGTCGATGGGGTCAAGGCCGCCATGGAGGACGAAGCGGCCGCAGCCAAGTTGGCAAAGACCATGGAAAACCTCGGCCTAGCGCAGGACACGACCGCGGCCGAAGCCTCAATTGACGCCATGCAACGCCAGTTTGGAATCGCCGACGACCTGCTCAGACCGGCCATGGATCGCCTCATCCGAGCAACTGGCGACACGGCAAAAGCCAACGACCTACTAGCGCTATCCGCCGATGTGGCCGCCGGCACGGGGCGCACGCTGGACCAAGTAGTCCAGGCACTCGGCCGGGCATACGACGGCAACACGGCAGGACTCTCCCGCCTCGGTGCAGGGTTGGATTCCGCCACCCTGAAAACCGGCGACATGGATTTGATTACCGCGCAACTGTCAAAGACATTCAAGGGCCAGGCACAAACGGCCGCCTCCACGTACGAAGGCCAACTAAAGCGACTGTCCATCGGGTTTGATGAACTCAAGGAGGCATTCGGCGGCGGGTTCCTCGATGCGCTGGGTGACGCCAACGGCACCACCGACGACTTCATGGCCGTCCTGAAGGACCTAGAGCCGGAACTCCGCACCATCGGCGGGGCCACGGCCGACGCGGCCGTTGGGTTCGTGAAACTGGCCGACAGTGTGATCACGTTCAACGACAACGTGCGGAAGGCCGGCGATTTCCTGTCAGCGCGCTACGCGATCAGTCTTATACGCAACGCGGATGCCCTCAACATCGTCAGTGATGCGGAGGGCGCAGCAGCCGAGGCCGCATATCAGTTGTATTTAGCCAACAACGGGCTCATTGATCAAATGGACCCACTAGCGCGTGGCCTTTATGCCGCCGAACTACGGTGGAAAGGCTACGCGGACGCAGTCATCGCAGCCCGTGCCTCATCGACTAGTGGGTGGCTCACACCCATGGAACAACGCAAGATGGTGTCCCCAACGGTCGCGGCCGCCCTTGAGGCCGGGCAAAGCATGGACCGCTACACGGGCCAACTCGTCGAGTACGGGAAGGTCATCGAGGATGTCGGGTCGTCCAGCGCGTCAACCGCGGCAAGCACCGACCTCCTCTCGACAGCGTTTGAACTACAGTCCAAAGTGGTGGCGGACGGGTCCGCGGAACTACGCAAGCAAACGGCCGAATTGCAGTCCGCGAACGCGGCAGTCGATCAGTACGCGTCCACCCTCGCGGGCCAATTGCTTGGCGGCATCAACTTAAGCGCGGCGCAGGAGACAGGCACTGAACTGGGCATTGGCACGATGGCCGCATTTGACGCCCAAATAGCGCAGGCCAATTGGTTCGGGAACGTCCTCGAAGAGGTCAAGCGGCAGAACGGTAGCCAGGCACTCATCGACTACATGGCGCAGGCGGGCCCGGCGGCCGGTGGAAAGTTTGGGCAAGAGGCAATCGATAAGGGGCTCATTCCCGAGTTCTCATCCAAATTGGATGCCGTGGTGTCATCGGCCAACACGTTGGCGCAAGCCATGGTTCCCGAGTATCTGCGGGCCGGTGTGGATGCCGCCGAACAGAACATCGCGGGCATGGCCGAAACGTTCGCGGATAACTCGGACAAACTGGCGAAAATCGGTAAGCGCATAGGTAAGACGGTGGGAGATAACGCCAAGGTCGAAATACTCGATGCCGTAACCAAGGCACTTGAAATGGCCGAGGCATCGAGGACGGCGGCCGAGGCCCGCAACCGTGCAACAACTGCGGCCGCCAACTTGCTCAGCGATCAGCAAGTCGCACAAGCGTTCTCCCGCATCATTACGACGTCGAACAGTCGCACGGGGTACAGCATGGGCGTACCGATCCCGTCGCCGGTCCTCGGATGATCACTTCCATAACCGTCAACGGGGCGGCACTGGACCTGACCGGCGTTGAATACTCGGTGACAGTCAGCCACGGCCGAAACGACATCACGGCAAGCCCTCAGGCATCCGACGCAAGCATGACCCTGTTCGGGTTCGCATCCATCCCGGTGGAGATATCGGACGAGGTCGTGATCGGTGCCTACGGGCTCACGAGGTTCACGGGCCGGGTTACCGATGTCCTCCTCACCCACGAGTACGACCCCAACGGCACGGTTAATTTCGTGGCCCGCCTCGATGTCACCATGATGGGCAACCTGTCCCTGCTCGGTCTGGCATTCGTCGGGGCCAGTGGCTACGCTCGCGAACTCCTGTCAGACCGCGTTGACAACATCCTCACGGATGCCGGGGTCGTGTTCGCGAACAACTCCGATCCGTTGATGACTCAGGAGGCCCTAGCGGCCGAGCCGGGCGGATACTCGGCCCTAGATTTACTCACGGCCCTATGCACCGAGACGGGCGCCACACTGGCCGACCTCCCCGATGGCAACGTGTTGTTTGAGTCGTACTCACGCAGGGGTTACGGATACAACCCCGCGCATTGGTTCGACCTCGATCCCACGGACACGTGGCCCGACATCCCCTATATCTGGGCCGACGTGTACGACCGAGTGGACGCGGCCCCGTTGACCGTCACGATCCCCCAGGCATCGACCGCGTGGGCGCCGACGTGGCGGTCAACGAATCAAACGATCCTTAACGACGTGACCGTGGTGTACGGGACGAGCGGGAACCAAGATAAGACGGACACCGACCCGGCCTCGATCATCACCCACGGCCGCCGCGCCTTCACCCTCACGACCAAATTGCACTTGGGGACCGACGCCCAGACACGAGCCTCCGAAATCGTCCGGTCACAGTCCGAACCCCGCTACGCCATGGCTAACGTGCAAGTCCTCATGGAGACACTGACCGAGCCCACATTGTCCGACGTTCTGGACCTCATCTCGGGATCC